AGCGCCTGCCTGATGCGCGCGAACTCGTCAGCAAACGACTCCACGGGCAGCACGTAGGTGTAGCGCAGCACATCGTTTATGCCATCGGATGCATCCTTCTCGCTCACGTCGAGCTTGTGCGAGTCCGTTCGGATCTTCCGCGCCAACGACTGCTGGCCCTTGAGCCTGAAATCAAGTCCCGCCAGCGTCGAGCCAGCGCGTTGAAGCGATTCGAGCAGGGACGTGGTGGCAGGTTCTCGAACCATGGCATTTGATCGCAGCGTCATGGCGTGGGTCGCCGAATCGCCGCCGCGCTTTGCAACGTAATCGTCGATCCACTTGTCCCAGTCGGCAACCTCAAGGGTGTACGAGCAGCGGCACCACGGGTGCATCGGCGGGAAGTTCGTGCCCGGCATGCGTTCGGAGAACTTCGCCGGGTGCTGCTTCTGGTAGGACTCAAGCTCGCGGCACACCTCGCAGGCCCTGCCGTCATGGATGCACGACAGCGCATAGCTGTCGAACTCCGACTCGTGCACGCGTGCCTGCGCCTCGTTGAAAAGGTACGTTCCCTCTGTGTACACAAGGCGCATGGCGGTCTTCGCGCCGCTGTGGTTGAGCCTCTGGCGAAGCTCGCGCGAAATCTCGTCGTACGAGACGCCGCGTGCGATCAGCTTTGAGAAGTCGTCGTTGAGGTAGCTCGCCAGCTTCTCGCGGTTCGCCCAGATGTTGGCCGAGAAGTCTCCTCCTGCCGCCCAGGCAGCTCCAACCGTCGCACGCACGACCTCGGAGTCGTAGCGGTAGAGCTCCTTGCCAAAGCCAAGCTCCTCGGCGGCGATGTTGGCGGCACGCCGCGCCTGCTCCTCGAAGTGCCTGCGGAACTCCTCCTGCTCGATCGCGCCTATCTCAAGCTGCTGCAAGCGTATCTGCATCTGGATAGCCTCAAGCTCGTTCAGGCGGTAGATACTCTCGCGCACAGGCATGAGGTCGGCGTACTGCGGGTACTTCTTGGCGAACTCGTCCATGCGCTCCATGAGCAGCGTGCGGTCTTCTGCGCTGATGGATTGCAGCAGGCGGCGGTACTCGATCACATTGCCCTCGCCGTACTTGGCGTAGTAGGCCGCGATCATGCGGTCGAGCTTCGCCGCCTCGGATGCGTAGACCTTGGAAAGCCGCTTGGACAGGTCGGCCTCGTCCTTGGTCAGCTGCTGCAAGAACTCGTCGCGCCTCTCGCGCCAGTATTCGTCGCTCGGCTTACTCATTGGAAAGCAACAGCTCGATGATCTTGTCCTTGGTGGCGTTCTTCGGGATCTTCACGCCGCTGTTGCGGGCAAGCTCGCGCAGGTCGTTGAGCTTCATGCTGCCAAGCTCGCCGCTGTCCTCTGCCGGCTGCTCCTTGGCTTCGGTTTCGCCTGGCTGCTCGGCAGGCGTGACGGCATCCATTTCCTTCTGCGGTTCCTTTTGCACTGTCTCGGGCTGCTTGATGCTGTAGGTGGTCATATCGACTAGGCCGTAGATGCTCACGAGGTCTTCGCGCACGTATCCGCCCATCGTCAGCTCGACCCAGCCGTCGGCGACGGACTCCACCCGCGCCGCCGACATGTTTCCCATGGTGCCGATGATCTCGCCGCCCGGCTCCTCGCGGACGGCAAGCTGCTTGCCTCGGCTATAGGTCGCTACCTTCATCGTTGGTTCCTTCCTCTTGGTTGGTCTCGATCGTTCGGTTGGTTGGATAGCCATCGCTCGCCGCGTTGGCCTTCTCCTCCTGCTCGTCGCGCTTGCGCTGCATCTCGGCTTTGGGATCGCTCACGCAGGAGAGCACGGAAAGCTGCGTTTCCTCGGACACGATGCCCGAGAGCTGCCCGGCAACCGATGCCTCGCTCTGCAAGTCGTCGGGCATGTTGCGGTGCATGGTCACATCGACCATCTGCCAATCGTCGCCGCTGAAGCCCTGGCTCAACGGATAGGCGGCTAGGAGCTTTAGGCGCTCCTGCACGCCGCGCTTGAACTTGCGGTCTTTCTTGCGGGCGAGGTTGCTCATGGGCATCATGCGCATCTTGAGCGCTATGCCAGAGGCGGTGACGAAGCTGTCGGAAGTGATGTCGGGCACCATCGCCATCTTGAAGATCAGCTGCTCAAGGCGGTTGATAAGGTTCTCCTGCACGGAGTCGGCGTTGGGCTTCGCTAGGAACACCACGTCAAGGCCCTCCAAGGACTCGCCGAAGAGGTTGATCACCTTGTTCTCGCGGATGTTTACCAGCTCGTCATCGGTAAGCTCTTTGCCCTTGACCACGAGGTAGCAGTCGCTGAAGTACTCCACGTCGTTCGCCTTCTCGGAAAGCACGGCGTTGTACTGCTCGACCATGGAAAGCACGCCCTCGTAGAGGCCGCGCCCCTTGGTGTTCTGGCGGAAGTCGACGGCGGGCACGCTGCCGAAGCTGTGGCTCTCGGCCTCGCCGAACTCCAGGCCGGCATCGCCGCGCCTGAACGGCACTACCTCGTGGGCATCGGAATAGCTGCCCTTGATAGCGCCGTCGTCGCCGTAGAACCAGCGGACGAAGAACATGGGGCGCTTCAGCACGGAATCGTCGTAGACCATGAACGAAGTGAGCGGAGACACCGCGATGGATCGCGGCAAGCCCTCGTCGTCTTGGTACAGCATCTCGTAGGCATGGCCGAACTTCGATGCCATCTCAGACAATTCTGCGTCCACGTCCTCCTGGAAGTTTCTCGCCGTATAGTCGGCGATGAACGCCTCCACAGCCTTCTTGCGCCCGTCGTCCTCGCCCTTGACCGAAAGCGTCATTGGCACGCCTATGTAGTAGCCCTCGAACGTGTCCGTGATGGTGTAGCAGAAGTCGGCCGACAGGTGGTTGTTCGGCTTGTAGCCGGGCTTCTTGCGCCATGATCGGTCGAAGATCGCGTAATGCGTGTCGTACACCTTGTCCAGGTACTCGTAGCGCGGCTTGTGGTCTTGCTCGAACTCGTCAACCAGGCGCTGAAGCAGCTCCTCGGTCATCTCGGTTCCAGTGGGCAGGCGGAAGTCGTCGGTGGACGGTTCTCGCTGCATCTGGTCGTAGTAGAAGGAATGGAACTCGTGGCTCAAATCAGATACCTCCCTTGAAGGTCTTTATGCCGGGTCGGTTCTCCCATTGCCTGATCGCGGACGCCAGGGAGTCGGGCATGTCGTCGTGCGCGGCGTTCTCGTTGTAGTCGAGCACCTGGTTCAGCGCCTCTGCGTCAAGCGGGTACTCGTCGCAGTCAAGGAACCGCACGTTCGCCCACTCGCTGCGAAGGTGCGTGCTGATCTTCAGGTACTTGTTCTCCTTCTCCTGGTATCCCACGCACGGCCTGCCGCGCTTTAGGATGCCCTTGCGCAGATACCCCTTGTCGGCGTTCATCTCGCAGTGGATCGAGCCGATGCGCAGCGCCTTGCAAATCCCGATGATCTCGTCAAGGCAGTCGTCCACGTGCTTGTGCCACATGCGGATGAGGCAGTACCAGATGCCGCCCCTGTTGCATATGGCCGTGAAGGCCGTGAAGTCCGCGCCCCCGTAGCTCGCGTCGATGTGGCCTATGCCGTCTCGCAGAAGCTCAGGCTCCTTGAAGAACTTGGCGTTGGTGAACATGGCGTCCTCGTCGGCGATGTGCTTCAGCTCGTAGTTGGCGGCGAACAGCGACGGCGACATGCTCGCCCGCACCTGCTCGATCTCCTCGCGGCTCATGAGGCCCGTCTGCCAGCAGTCCCAGCGGCGGATGTTCGGCATCAGCTGGAACGCGTCGTCCTTGTGCCACGGCGTGCCCGTGTTGAAGATGCGCCCGCCACGGTTTCGGATGTTCTGCAACTCCTGGTAGATCAGCTTGATGCGCTCGCGCTCCGCCGCCGACACGCGATCCTTCACGTTCACGATGTCGTCTGTGAACACGCGGTCTGCGTGCTTGCCGGTCAGCGACCCTCCGCATCCAAGGCCTAGCAGCTGCGGAGCGCCCGACACGCCCTGCTTGAGGTTGGTCGATACCGACGACTGCGTGGCCCTCGTAAGCACAAGCTCCACGCCGTAGAGCATGCGAACGATGCCGCGGAAGTAGTCGGTTTGCAGCACGTTTGCCGTGGCCGCCATGACCTCCGCCACGTCGTCGTCTGTCTTGCGCAGGAACATGGATCGCAGGCCGGGGAACAGCACGATGATGAACGCGAACGAGATGCCTAGGCACGTGGTCTTG